ATTAGGATATTCAGCAACCAAGTCACGGAATGTTTTACTGACTGACCTGTGTGCTTCATCCAAAATAATAAGGTCGGCATCTGGTTTCATCCAAAAATCTTTGTCTTTACGTGCATTGAATGTCTGCACACTGGCAACAGTGGTTCTAGCGTAGCCATATGATTTGCCTGCCATCAACACGGTATGATTGACATCAAACTGGTGCAGTTTGTTACTACATTGCATCACCAGTTCACGCCTATGTGCCACAAACAAACAACGCCTGTTCTTTTCTATTGCTGCTTGTATCATGGCAGATGCAATGACTGTCTTACCGCTACCAGTAGGGGCAACCAACAAGACCTTCTTATGACCTAGCCTAAAACTATTGCGGATGTTTTCTAGTGCTGTTTCTTGATAATCACGTAGGCGCATAACGTTTCCATATATCTCTTACCTGAAACATGACTTCATTTTTGTCTTCAGGTGGGTTGCAAGCAGCAGCAAACGCCAGTGCTTCTTGTTCAGCGTAACTAAATGTTTCACCACGCATACGGATAGCAATCAGCATCTTTACCAACGCTTCGTGTCGGTCACCTTCACCCACACCATAGCGCAACGTGCCTGAATACTTGCCTTTGTATGTAGATGGTTGGTAATCAACCTTGATACGCTGTGTTTCAGGACGTTTTAGACCTAATCCGTCACGGATTTCTGCCATTGTGTAAGGGTCTGCACCCATCTGCTGCATGACTTTGATTGGGTACGCATCTTTTTTGTTGTGGAAAAACCCTGCAACACGCATCACACGGGGCAAGTCTTTCACCTTTGGGTCTGCATCGTACTTGGCTGCAAGTGCCTGCTGATACAGAACAAAACTTTCCATTGGCATATCTTTAACCAACCAATACACGTGGTATTTGTCAGGTGATGTGTTGACTAGCAGATGTGGTGTCACATCAAAGTGCTTTGGAAGTGGCGCACCATCAAGATCAATGAAGACCGCACGTACCTTTTGTATGTTGGCTGTGGTTCTGCCACGCAAATCAGTCTGATTGACTGTAAAGAAAACGCCTGCACCTGCACGGTTTAACAACCATAACTGTTCAAGGTGTTCCTCAATAGTGCCGTGAAACTGCTTGATAAGTCTACGGTTTTTGCCTTTGTCATCAAACGTTTGGAAACTGTGCTGCTTTCCAAATGCTTCTAAAAACCATGCGTAATGGCTATTCGGATTGTAGTGTATCAGTGTCATTGTTTCCCCATCTGGCTTCAGCACCTTTCTTACCTGCTGCCTGCCGTTTCTTACGGTTCATTTCTTGTTCTTTTCGTTCTTCTTCAGCAGCAATACAGACAAGGTAGACCTGACCATCCTTGTCTTTGTACTGATCGAACATGGGTAACAAGTTAGGCAGCATCTTTTTTACTTTATCAATGGTGCAGTTACACATCTTGGATAGTATTTCATTATCAAGTGGGATACGAAACCCACGCCAACAGTGGCAGTACAACAGTATGTATGCCCCTTGTTCTTCAAGTGACATCCGCATCCTTGACGGTTCACTTATCCAATCGTTTGCGTAGAATTGAAACGCAGGCGATTGTTCATCACGTTTTGTTTTTCTCATTGTTTCATCATTACTATAAATGTTAATTTAGGTTAATAATAATTGATGTTGGTTAACGTGTCAACACTATCTTGGGATGCAGGTGAAGATGAAGGTGAAGGTGAAGATGAAGGGGATCAAATCGTATTAGCATTTCTTAACACAGCTATAGCATTGCCATACGATTGCCATTTTGCCCACATAAAAAAAGGGGGTAACTGCCGAAACAATGAAAAGCAGCACCCCCTACCGATATATTTTTAGCCTAAACGTAGTGACCTACGCCTATCGGTCTGGCGTAATCTTTAGGTCAGGTCTAATATAGTTTAGATCAAAGTCACCCATGTTAGCAATCTGATAAGCCCGTAACGGTGGTATCACCTGCCATTTGGACACGGCAGGATGACTGATACCAAGCATACGTGCAAGATTTCTGCCACCATACTTGGTAACTATCTCTACCTTTCGTTCTTTTGCTAATTCGTACTTGTTCATCGCCACATTTTCTTTGTTTGGATTAAGGTTAATACTAATGTGATTATTAACTATTGTCAACACGCTTGACATATTCGTTAACTTAGATTAACATCAGTGTTCCAATAGTAAATATACAAAAAGGAGTAGATATGACATCAATCATAGCAACAATGGGCAACGGTGGTGACGGTGGGCGTTACCCTGATGTGTCCGTAGGGGTACACAAAGCCCGATGTGTAAAGGTCATTGATCTTGGCACACAGAAAAACGACTATCAAGGTGACATCACATGGAAGCGTCAATGTATGCTGATATGGGAAGTGCCTTCAGAAACAAACAGCAATGGTGAACCACTAACCATTAGCAAATTCTACACCATTTCACTGCATGAAAAATCTAATCTTGGTGCTGACCTGACCGCATGGCGTGGTCGTGCCTTCACTGAATTAGAAAAGCAGGGCTTTGACATCAGCAAACTTGCAGGTGTTCCGTGCATGATGAATGTAGTAGAAGGCAAGAACGGTAGGCCACGTGTATCAACACTGATGCCATTGCCAAAGGGTGATGACATGGTTGAACAGTACCACAGCACTGTTGTGTTTAGCGTAGACGATTATCAGAAAGGTAATCGTGATGCTTTCAATCAGTTAGCCGATGGTATCCGTTCTATTATCTTACGTTCTTCTGAATTGGCAGAAAGTCAGGATGAAGGTGATGACCACAATGGTGAAGACATCCCTGACTTTTCTTCTGATGATGATGTGCCATTTTAAGGGGGCGTTATGAAAATCACTAACAATCAAAACCTACCTGAAGCGATTGTACGTGCAGTCACTAATGACCCGTATGACCCACAGGGTAGCGATATATCTGCAACACGTTTGCTGCAGCCACCACGTATCAACGTACTAACCAAGCGTCATTACGATAACCTTGAAGAAGACGTTGCTGACCGCATCCACAGTCTTGTTGGTCAATCCGTACACCATGTTATTGAACGTGCTGCTATGGATACAGGTGACCTTGTAGAAGAACGCTTGTTTGTAAACAACGATGACACACAAGGTTGGACGTTATCAGGCCAGTTCGATTATCTGTCTAAGGATGGACAGTTAATTGATTTCAAGACCACATCTGCATGGGCTGCACTTGATGCCCTGCAGAATGGTAAGAATGAATGGGAAGCACAGCTAAACATTCTTGATTATCTTATTCGTCACAACGATGTGAAGTATAAGGTTAAGTCACTGGCTATCTGTGCCATCCTACGTGATTGGTCAAAACTAAAAGCGTTGCAATCAGATAACTATCCAAAGCAGCAGGTGGTAATGATACCTGTAAAGCGTTGGTCACCTGAAGAACAGGACGCATACGTTAAGGGTCGCATTGCATTGCACAAATCTGCAGCACTGCAAGAAGAACCACCAATATGTAGCCCTGAAGAACGGTGGAACAAACCTGATACCTACGCTGTGATGAAGGATGGGCGTAAGTCTGCTGTAAGGTTGCTACCTACAATGGATGAAGCAAAGCAATTCATCAAAGACAACGGTATGTCAGAAGGTAAAGGATGCAAGATTGTGTTGCGTAAGGGGGAAGATACCCGATGCGCCCACTACTGTGCTGTCCGTGACTTCTGCTCACATTGGACAAAGGTATCCTTCTAATGGCTGATACACCCTTCATCTTCACGCAAGACCGTCTTGTTAGGGGCATCCTAAAGAGAATGGCTGACCGTGCGGAAGAAGGGTGTGTTACCTATGGCGGTACGATGGAAACAGCAGACAAACCATTTGATAAATGGATTGAAGACACCCAAGAAGAATTGATGGACGCTGTTGTTTACTTAGAAAAAGTAAGATTAGATTACCTAAAAGCGTTAAGTGTAGTTAAAAAATCTGAAAAAAAATAATAGTCTAGTAAATTTTACCACATATGGTATTATGTTGCTATGGCTACACGTGGAAGACCTAGAAAAAATCCTGCAACAACAGTACCCGTAAGGGTTGCTGATGATGTGGTGATGCTGAAACTAGATCAGATCGAAGCCATCCTTAAAAAGAATTCTCAGGACATTGAAGACCTAAAGCACCAAGTGGCAATGGGCAAAGGGGGCATCAAAGCTATCTTTATAGTCGGTGCAATCGTTGCAGCAATCGCTACTGGTTTAGGTTTATACAAAAATGTAGGGGGCTAGATATGGCGTTTCCGTTGCTAGGTTTGATAGGTGGTCTTTTCAAAAATCCAATTGTCAGTGCCGTAGCGGATGCGACTATTGGGGCTGTCAAACACAATCTTGAAAAGAAAAAGATTATCCGTGCTGCAGAAATAGAAGCAGCAAAGGCTGTTGATGTCGCAAAGATACAGGCTGACATGACAGTACAGACCGCACAAGTCAACGCATCCACATCATCGTGGAAAGATGAGTGGCTTACGTTAGTTTTTTCTGGCGTACTTGTCGCCCACTTCATACCTTATTCACAACCACACATGGCAAGGGGATGGGAAATGTTAGGCAATGCGCCTGATATGTTCTGGTACATTGTGCTTGCTATCGTGTCTGGTTCATTTGGTATCAACGCCATGACTAAGTTCAAGAAGTAACATGGTATGGCTGACCCTATCTCAATCGCACTTGCATCGTTTTCAGCGATCAAGGCAGGGGTCACGGCAGGCAAAGAAATACAATCCCTAGCCAAAGATATTGGTTCGTTATGGGATAGTATTGATGCTGTTAAAGAAAACCACCAAAAGAAAAAGAACCAACCATTTCGTACAGTCAATGAAGAAGCAATGGAAACATTCATTGCTAAGAAACAGGCTGAAGATATGGAAAATCAGCTACGTGAAATTATTATCTACACACGTGGTATTTCTGCATGGCAAGAATTGATACGGCTACGCACCCAAATTAAGAAAGACAGACAGGAAGCCCGTAGGAAGGCCATACAAGCCCGTAGAGAGCTATTAGAAGCAATAGGCATATCAGTGCTTGCTGTGGCTATAATCGCTCTTGTGTGCGTCTTAGGCTACTTTATATGGAAGAAACAAACCAATGTCTGATCTTCTAAAAAAAGTAGCTACTGCCGTTGCACCATTATTGTTAGCAGCACTAGGTTTTTTATACAGCAGTATGATGGAAGTGCGTGACCAAGTATCCGTACTGCATCAGAAAATGTCTATACTTGTAGACATGGATAACAAGATCATACCATCGCCTGACAATGCCATAGCACGTATGCAAATCAAGGATGATGTGATGAAGTCCGTCAATGAATTAGATAAACGTATTGCTATCATTGAATGGCGCATAGACAACGATAAGAAAGGGGGTCAGTAATGGCTAGAAAAGGTTTGTATTACAACATAAACCAAAGAAAGAAGAAGGGAATATCACGCCCTAAATCTAAATCAACAGTGTCAGAAGAAAGCTATCGCAACATGAAAAAGGGCTTTCCAAAGATAGGAAGGAAATAAGATGACGGATGATTATCAAATGCCAAGTGATCGTGAACAATGGCAACCACTAAAAGATCGTATCAAACACCATGAAGGTTTTGTTGATACCGTATACCTAGACAGTCTTGGCAAGGCTACGATTGGGTATGGTCACCTTGTAGTAGAGGATGATGCCTATGAAGAAGGACATAGCTACAGCAAAGAATTGTTGGAAAAACAATTTGATATAGATTTTGACAAAGCATTTATTGCTGCATCAGAATTGATGGAAGGCTATGCCCTGCCCCATGCTGCACAAGAAATCATTATTGAAATGGTGTTTCAGCTAGGCGCAAACGGTGTATCTAAGTTTAAGAATATGTGGTCTGCACTACGTGAACATGATTTCATTGATGCGTCTGACGAAATGTTGGATAGCAGGTGGCATAAGCAAACACCTAATCGTTGTGAAGAATTAGCTAACCGTATGGCTACTTGTGCTTTCGCTTAACCTGTGCAAACGAAAGGGTCAATAGGGCTGCACCTATACCAGTGACAATTGCTTCTGTTGACCACCCACCAAAATGACTAGGGTGTGTAGCTAGATCAGCTATTGCTGTGCAAAGGCCAGTTAAGCCTGCCAATACATATTTGTTTTCACGAAAATGTGGTGCAAAGATTATTACAATCGTAGCTGCTACTGCTGCAATAAAGCCTGTTTGCGCTGCCTTGATTGTATGCCCGATAGTCAGTGCTGTTACGTCACCGCCTACCATCATTATTGAACAGGCAGAAAAAGCATCCCTGAACCTGCCTATCCAACAATCAATATGTCCTACAATTTTTTCCATCGGGCTAAAAACTTTTTAATTTCGACACGTATGTCTGTCCATATCAGTGTGATTTTCCAATCAAACTTACGGCAAACAACATACCCCAAGATGAAACCAAATATGATAGCACCAAGTTCCATTATGCCTGACTTTCTGACCACGATACCCTAGCACTACTACTGAAAGCATTGCTTGCGGTAACTGTTGATGGGTCTTCTGTTAGTCTTGCTACCACTGTCACAATATCAGGGCCATCAGGGAAGGTGTTGTCACCACCCATGATTGCGTTACCTAGTGTGGCAACCTCACCCAATTGTTCTGTGGTCAATACTGGCTGTCTAGCTGATGTACCTGTACCACCTTGTACACGGAATTTGTAAACGTCTGTACCACCAGTGATCGTATCACCCGTACCATGAAACACTAGCTGTGATAGTGATGGGTTCTGCACTGCTGCCCACGATACGTTGTCAATTTGACCGTTCAATCGTAGTGATATTTCAGCAGCGTGGGTTGATAGGATACCCACCGAATTCAGGATTAACTGCATACGGTTGATAACTTCACGTTCACCTAGTTCACCAATTGTGTTGGTGTCTACTGATGGTGCTAGTCGTACCGTAATTAACGGCACATCAATTGTTACAGGTGTTGTCGCTTCAGAAAGTGTAACTGTGTATGTACTGTTAGTTCCAGTTGTACCCGATGGGGATTTATCAATAACAATAAGGTTACGTGTTACCTGATTGTTGTAACTGTAGCCACGTGAATTTAGAATATCAGGTAGATATGGTGTACGTGGGAAACGTCCATCATCAGGGTTACGTAACTTGGTGTTTGATTGCAAGTTAGCACCCGTGATTACCTGACCACTTGTTAACTGGTTGTACGATGATGACTGATTACTTTCTAGTGCAAAGCCAATTCGTCTTAGCCTGTTATCAACAAGACCGTAATAGTAACTAGCATACTGCGCTGCTGCTGTTACGGATACTGTCGCACTACCTGTGACCTGCACTTCATTAGATGATGCAGTAAAGATGTACGCTTTGTCATCGTCAAACCTACCATCCATAATTACCGATGTACCCCAGTGTGCTAGGGCAGGTACATATGTTGGCTTGCCAATGTTCTGTATGTCGTAACGTGCAGGGATGTTACCTGAACGCATATACGCTTCTACTTCTAAGTTGTTGTGTACAAACGCATGGACGTACTGCACATCACCGTCTTGGTCTTTGAAACCAAATCTAATCTTACCTGCGCCATACCATGAATAATCAATGTAGGCCATTTGGATTTTGTGAATATCAAGTACGTAACCAGTTGGGCCAGTACCATCTGCATAGTCGATGTTCCACTGGTCTTGCGGTACACGGATTGTTTCAGTCAATGTAACAATGACGTTATCTGCACTTGCGCCACGATATGATGGGGCAATGTTTAGTGATGTGTCAGATGAAATCTTAGTTACCAAATATGACTGACCACGTATAACGATATACCCACCCACATTAACTTGCGATTGGAATTTCGTATTCGTACCCACAACAGCACCAGTACCAAACGATACGCTTACGCTACCTGATAGCTGCTTAATTGATTTACGTCTACATACGTGTAGTTTCTGACCATCGTATTCAAAGAACATACCGTTCTGATCGTCAAACAATCCGCAACGTAGACTACTGTTGTTCCAGTTATCTACTGTGTAGTACCCGTAACCACCTGTGCTTACTGCTGTTGATGGTACACGTGTTGCTGTGATTGTTGTTGATGCTGCAGTCTGTGACGTATCAACAGTGTATGTGCCTGCACTAGCATCAATAATTGCTGTAATACGTGTGCCTGCAGTAATGCCTGTGCCTGATAGTTCTTGCCCTACCAAGACTGACCCCGATGTAATTGCTGTTACTGTCAGTGTCGTGCCAGTAATTGAACCTGTGTACGTACCTGCCTTGTTGCCCAAGTGGATACGATACTGGTAGTCATCCACAATATCGTCTACAGGATGTTGACCATTAAAGTAATCTACACCACCAATACTTCCTACTTGCTGAATAGTTACAGGTAGATCGTCTGATAGTCGGTGTGGAAACTTGGTGTACACATACGCAAAGCTGTTACCGCCTGTAGTTTCAATACGTTCAATTGGTACAGTTGGGCTGAAGTTAACAGCAAACGATACCTGAATACCTTTACCTGACTGATAACGGAAATACTTACGTGTCTGACGTATCATCTGACTGTCAGGGTTTGTTGATGGGATAAGTTCTACACCACCATCAAACGGTCTGTGCAATGCAAAACCATCTGAACGTAGAAGCAATGATGTACCCACAGAATATTCAATGTCTGTTAGGGTTTCTGTTACTGCTTCATCAATGTTAATCTTAGTTGGTGACAACACTGCAGCCACATCCACTTCTAGTGTGCTACCTGTGCTTGTCAGTTTCTTAATTGTTTCACCTGAACCACTGCCACTAATAGCAACCTTGTTTGTGTTTGCTATTGCGTCTGCATAAGTTGGGTGTAGCTGTAATGTATTGGCATCTACTGTACGTACATAATAGAAGTGACCGCTAGTTAGGCCAGTACGTGATGTCGTTGCTTCATAAATTACAAGATCACCATCACTAAACCCGTGATTTGCTGACGTATCAAAAGTATCGTTGGCATCACTAAATGCTGACACTGTACGTGAAGTGTATGTTTCAGGCTTATACAACGAAATGTTATCGCCTGTCTTGAAGAACGATGTGAAGTTTGTATTCGTACCGTTTAGCAAGGTTGTATCGTCATCAATAGATACTGTGCCTTGACCAAGAACCTCACCAATAATGTTGTTTGTTGTAAGCGTAGCCTGTCCACTACCCATTGATGTTAGATCAACGGCTGTGCCTGCAATCGCATCATCGTAAGATGCTGCTAGATGTATCCAGTTCTTTGAATTACGTATGACGTAATACGTTGTGCCATCTGTCAGACCGCCTGTAGCTGTAGCACCTGCATTGTAGGTAACAGCGTAGCCAGTACGGAAGAAGTGGTCAGGAATACGGATAGCATCTTCTTCAATATACACTGAAGATGTTGGGTCAAAAGCAATAGATCGTGTAGGAATTTGACCTTGTGCCTGCATTTCAAACGTTGTGTCATTAACAATATTGCTAATGTTGTACACACCATCGGAGGCACCTGCTACTGATGCAGTGCGTTTTTGGGTGGCTACACCTGCAGCAGACAAATTAATAGTGTC